ATCCAAAGATTGGGCTACTAGGCAACTTCATTAACGACAACTTTGACATGGACGGGTTTTTAGAAGGTATCTATGCGATAGTTTTTAGCAACGATTGTGTAGATTGCGACATGGTCTATGAAACGATTATGTATTTTATGTTGGATGAACAAAATGCTTTATGGAAAATGGCTGAAGAAAGGATGAAAAGATGACCCAACAAGAAACTACTTATTTTAAAACTGATGGGATGATACCTTGCCCTTGTGGTTGTGGGTTTACAATTACTGACTCTAGATTCTGGATGAAGTTAGATAAAGCCAGGGAAATAGCTGGTGTGCCTTTTACAATAACTAGTGGGGCTAGGTGTTTGACCTATAATCGTAGAATAGGAAGCACCGACAGCAGTACACATGTAGATGGGCTAGCAGTAGATATAGCTACAATAGACAGCACTAGTAGGTTTCATGTAATGAGAGGACTGATACTAGCAGGATTTGAGAGAATAGGATATAATGCTGGCAAGAAGTTTCTCCATGTGGATGATGATAGAGAGAAACCTAGAAAGTTAATATTTGACTATTAAGAAAGGGTAAATAGCATGAAGGCAAAAGAGCTACTAAAGATAATGAAGGCTGACCTTAAAGCGGCTGAGACTGCTAGAGCTGACCAAGATGAGCTAATTGAGACTCGTAAGAAAGAATACAATGGTGAGCCTTATGGTAACGAGCGAAAAGGTAGAAGCCAGATAGTTAGTAGAGATATAAAGAAGCAAGATGAATGGCAACATGCTATGCTAAAGGACCCTTTCGTATCTACCCCTGACATTATTAAATGTCATCCTGTAACTTGGGAAGATAGAAAAGCAGCACAGCAAGCAGAACTAGTTCTTAATACAATGTTTTGTAGACAATTTAATAGATATAGTTTTATGACTAAGCTGTTAAAGGTACTTACCATTGAGGGTACAGCTGTTATACAAACAGGCTGGGAGTATATAGACGAGGAGATAGAAGTAGAAGTGCCTATTACTATGATTAACCCTATGACGGGTATAGAAGAAGTAATAGGAATAACTACTGAAACACAAACTAAAGTACTAGTAAACAGACCTACAGCTAAAGTGTGTAGAAATGAGGATATATTTATTGACCCTACATGCCAAGACGACTTAGATAGTGCACAATTTGTAATTTATAGATACGAGACTGATTTAAGCACATTAAAACAAGACGGTAGGTACAAGAATTTAGACAAATTAGGCAAGACTTCAGAGACTGATAACGGGGCTGATTGGGATTACGAGTCAGAAGATGAAACAGAGTTTGAGTTTACTGACGAACCTAGAAAGAAACTAGTAGTATACGAGTACTGGGGTAACCTAGACAGAGACGGTGATGGTATAGTTGAACCAGTAGTTTGTGCATGGGTTAATAATACGATTATTAGGTTAGAAGCAAACCCATTTCCTGATGAAAAGGTTCCATTTATAGTTATACCTTTTAGTGCAACACCATTTAGCATCTATGGTGAATCTAATGCAGATTTAATCAGTGACAGCCAGAAGGTTAAGACAGCCATGCTACGGGGTATCATAGATAACATGGCATTAAGCAACAATGGTCAGAAAGGGATTCCTAAAGGCTGGTTAGATGATGTGAATAAGAAGCGTATGTTGGCTGGTAATAACTACGAATACAACCCAGGTCAAGGACAAGTGATAGAAGGTAGCTTTAACCAATTACCAGCTTCTGCTTATGATACTATTAACCTAATGAATAACGATATAGAATCCATTACCGGGGTTAAGTCCTTTAGTCACGGGATTAACGGAGCTAGTTTAGGTAGCACCGCTACAGGGGCTAGAGGAGTATTAGACGCTACAGCTACTAGACGATTGAACGTAGTCAGAAACATTGCAGAGAACGGTATTAAGCCGTTAATGCGAAAATGGTTAGCTTACTGTAACGAGTTCCTAGAGCCTACACAAGTAATGAGAATAACTAACGAGGACTTTGTTGAGATAGCCAGAGATGACTTAGCTGGTAATGTAGATATAGACATTACAGTGTCTACTGCTGAAGACAACTCAGCTAAAGCTCAAGAGTTAGCTTTCATGATGCAGACGATGGCACAGAGTATGGACCATGGTATGCGGACATTGTTAATGTCTGAGATAGCTAGATTACACAAGATGCCAGACTTGGCTAAGAAGCTAGAAGAATATCAACCACAACCAGACCCAATAGCTCAAAAAGCACAGGAACTAGAGCTGGCTAAGTTAGAGGCACAGGTAATTAATGAGAGGGCTAAAGGTATGGAGAACATGGTAGATGTCGAGCTTAAGAAAGCTAAGACTCAAAGTGAGTTAGCTAAAGCCGCATTGTCTAAAGAAGAGGCCGACCTTAAGTCTCTTGACTTCCTAGAACGAGAAACAGGGGCTGATTTACAAAAAGATATAGCTAAACAGCAAGAGAAAACTAGAGGGGATTTGCTCAAGGAAAGAGCTAGAGCGTTAAGCAGAAATCCGATATAAAGGGACTGATAGGGTTACTAAGTTAACTTTATTAACCTTATCTTAAGCTTTAACTTAATAAACTACGATTATATGTCCAAACACTGTATGACACTAAACTCTGAATTAAATACCTAGGAAAGGACCTTTAATGATGATTAAAGACAAACCAAGTACTAACTTAATTGAGAACAATGAGTTAGCATTAGAGTTGTACGAAGCGTACGAAAGACTTAGCCAGAATAAGGATTTTGAGACCCTTATCGAAAAAGGCTTTATGGATATGTTCGCTAAGAACCAAATTGGACTTATGTCCCATCCAAGTGTTATTCAAAGCATGAAAGACGGTAGTCGAGATAGATTGGTAGATAATATTACTGCCGTATCTGTTTTAGAAAACTGGTTAATCACTGTAGAGATTTTAGGTGAGAGAGCTAAGAAAGCTAAAGAACAAGGTGAGCATGCTGACATGACAGATGAGGATGTGCAAACTCTAGAAGACGAGTTAGGAGTATAATATGCCTAACGATATTGATGTACAAATGACTCCAGAAGAAGAACGTCTATGGAGAATGGATGATGAAGAATTAGAGAAGGTTGCATTTGAAGAGAAGCACGGAGGTGCTTCAGAAAACGAGGAAGATAACAATGAAGAAGAGAGTGAGGTAGAAGATACGGAACAATCTGATGAGCCTGAAGATGAAACAGAGGAAGAACCTGACGAGGAAGACGACTCTGAAAATGAATCTGAAGATGATGAAGACTCCAATACTGCTGATGACACTGAGGAAGAAGAGGACTCCAAAAAGGAACAACCTACTAATACAGAAAAGTCTGAAAGCGAAAACACTGAATCCCTTAAACCAGTGAGAGCTGATGGTATGGATATACCAGTTAAGTCGTTAGACGAAGTCTATCAGATGGCCAGTATGGGATACAACTACAAGAAGAAGATGGCTGATATAGCTCCTTACAGGAGAGCAGTTAGTGCTATGAAAGAACATGGTTTAACTGATACAGACATAGCTTTACTTGTAGACATCAAGAAAGGCGACAAAGCAGCTATAGCACAAGTCATGAAAGATGGCAAAGTAGACCCGCTAGAGTTCGATGCTGATGAACACGAATATCAATCTAAGGTCTATGGCGAAGATGACACTATTGCCGCTATCAAAGAGATTGAATCTCAAATCTCTGCTGACCCAGAGTACAAGACTACAGTGAATGTAGTTAACAAGCTATGGGACAAAGAATCTCAGAGGGCTCTAAGAGAAAGACCTGAGTTGATTAAAGGGCTACACGAGGATATTAAACAAGGTATCTATGAAAAGATAGCCCCTGAAGCGGCTAGGTTGGAGTTCTTGGATAGCGGTAACAAGAGTAAGCTAGAGTATTACATACAAGCTGCTCAGTTAATGGCTAAGCAAGAGAGTGAGAAGCAAAAGATTCTAAAAGATAAACAGGTTAAACAGGAAGTTAAGGTGTCTCAGAAACGTAAAGCTGCTGCTACTACGAAATCTAAGGCGACAAGAGAGGCAAGAAAAGAGACTGATTGGGTGAACATGTCTGATGCAGATTACGACAAGTTCTACAAAGAAGTCATGATGTCTTAACCATAAAATAAAAGGATAATAAAATGAGTCATGTTTACGGAAACGGTACTAATAGTACCTCAGGTGCGAATACTATTACGCATAGTTACGACAGAGCAGGTGTCAAAGCAGCAACAGCTGATTTGATTTATGGGCAATTTGCTGATGCGAAGAGTATGCCCCAGAAGTATGGTAAGACCTATAAGATTAGCATGTGGGAGCAAATCCTAGATGGTGCTGGTGTAACAGATAAAGGTCTTGATAAAGACGGTAACCCAACAGACGGTAACCTATACAGCAATAGCCGTGACGTAGGCGACATTACAGCTGGACTTCCTGTATTAGGTGAAGGCGCTAATAATGTTAACCGTGTTGTAGTTACTAAGAAGACTGGTGAGGTTACGTTTAACCGTTTCGGATTGTATCTAGAGTATACTGACGAGGTTGAACTATTCTCTGAAGATAAAACTCAAATGGTTTACCGTGAGATGTTAGGTGATGCGGCTAAGCAGGTTAACGAAGACATTATCCAGAAAGACATGTTGTCTGGTGCTAATGTTTACTACATTGGTTCTGCTGTTGCCCGTGATGAAGTAGGTCAAGATACTACTGACGATGGTGGTGCGGATGATATTAATTCGTTGATGTCTTATGACGATGTTCGTAAGATAATCGCCACATTGGTATCTAATCGAGCTAAGAAGTTTACTTCTCTTGTATCTGGTTCTACTAAGGTAGATACTCGTACAGTTAACGCTTCTTATGTGGGAATCGTTGGACCAGAAGTCAAGTATGACTTGCAAGGTATTGCTGATATGCACGAACGTCCTGCATGGATTCCTGTTAATCAGTACGGCTCTGCTGCTACATTGATGAACAACGAAGTAGGTGCTATTGACGAGATGCGTTTCATCGAGTCTGAGAGAGCACAGAAGTTTGTAGGTGCTGGTGCTGCTATCCCTGCTGGGTACACTGGTACATTAGCTAACGATGGTACTAACTTTAATGTATTCCCAATCCTATGCCCTACTGAGGGAGCATTTGCTACCGTAGGTCTACAGGGATGGGGTAAGATGAAGTTTAAATCTAAAGCTCCTGGTGCTGTTGAGCAGAACGACAAGTTTGGTGTTAAAGGGTTTTTCTCTGTTAACTGGTTTTATGCTGGTATCATCCTTGACCAATCTAAATTGCTACGTGTTGAGACATGTGCAACTGACATTGGAATTGGTGCTTATGGTTCTGGTGGTGCTGTTAACGTTAATGGTCCTGCAACAATGGCTAACGTTACTTTACCGTAACGTGTAACACCTCCCCTCTTCGGAGGGGAATAGCCCAGTAATCTGGGCTTTAAAAATAATCTCAATAGGTAAGGATTTAGAATGGAAGAATTGAATATTATTGATTTAAAAGCACAAGCTGATACGCTTGGAATTAAGTATAGCCCAAACATTGGAGCATCAACGTTAAAAGAGCGTATTGATGCTAAGCTAAATCAAGATGATAGTGGTGAGCTAGACAGTGAAATTGAAGCTCCTAGAGTTAACAACCGTATTTCACGACCAGTAGATGCTAAAGCACAGAAACGTAAAGAAATTGTGCAACGAGCTAAGAAGCGAAGTAAGGTGATTATCTACAACAATGACCCTAAGGAGTCAGAGTTCACAACTACTTTTAGCTCTGTACGTAATAGCTTCTTTGGTGATGCTAAAATCTTACCTATTGGGAAAGAATGGTGGGTAGCCCAAATGCACATTGATAACCTAAAGTCTATTCCTATGATTAGATTTGAGAAAGACCGTGAAGGTAATGCTATTGCTAAACAAGGTAAGAAGTTTACGTGTAGCTAAATCTTAATAGATAAGTGAAGGAAGTATAATGTCAAGCATAGCTATAAGCGATGTAACTAACAGTACTACGGTAACAAATGGTGTGAGTAATGGTACAGGTATACTGGACACTATGATGAATACGGTTAATCTGTATTTAGAAGACCAATACCAAAGAAAGCGCTTATTAGGTACGGATTATGCCAATGTTCTATTAGGTGCTATTCAGGCTGTAACAGCACAAGCTGTGCAGTTTGCTTTACAAGAAAAACAGGTTGAAGCGGACTTAGCACTAAAAGCTGATAAGCTATTGACAGAGGCTAAGGCCAGGGATAGCGTTACTGCTCAGATAGCGCTTTATAATAGACAGAGAGAAGGGTTTGATGATAATGTTCGGCAAAAACTGTTTGACACTCAAGTCAATTCTTGGGGGCTTATGTTCAGTGCTGGTATGTTAGATGAGAAACCCTCATTTATCACCAACCAAAACGTAGATACCTTATACAGCAGTATACTTGGGGGATTAGGCAGCTAATGTACAGAATAGAGCAGCTAGAAAATCGTAACGACTTTCTCTATATAGTCAACTCTGTCACCTATAAAGAAAGCGATGAGGAGGAAGCTAAAGAATTTGGGTATATGTCAGTGAAGCAAATGTATAACGTTTGTATGTACTACTATTCCAAATTCTACGTTATATACGATAACGAAGATGCTGTTCTTTGTACGATAGAGCTAAAACGTGATGGGCATCTTATTTATTTTGTTACGGATGCCCTTACTCCATTTAAGATACCTACTCTTGTAAGGACTGTTAAGCACCTTGCTGACCTAACTGTAGAGAAGGTAGATAATATATTTACAACTACTATGAATAGTTACACAGGAGCTATTCGGTTTAATGAGTTGGTTGGGTTTACATTAAAAATAGATAAAGGTGTGTTCTCTATATGGGCGTATGAGAAGGAGAAATAATGGGTGGGGGTAAGACTAAAACATACCGTAACTTTGATACTGGTGAAGTGTTTGACCCTGAAACGAACCTGTTTAGTAAAGATATAGTCAAGTATGCTGGGGCTTTTAAAGAAAGAGGACTACCGCTAGGTAAATCTTTAATAGAGTCAATATCCGCCTTTACCAACATAAAATACCTAGAGAAACTAGATGCAGTTGGAACCGCAGAAGGCACTAAAAGAGAAATTAACGAAGATGCTCTAAAATTGCATTTTAACATAGCTGAGCCTGGTAAAATACTCTATGCTACTACTAGGACGTCTGATGGTAGAGAACTTCCAGGTTATCTTATAAAGAACATAGAGACCTTAGATAGTAATGGTGTACTACAGAAAACTATAACGTATAATGCTACTGTTTCTCCTACCGGGCAGTTTGGGATTGAGTCTTTATATACAGGACCAGCTAACGTCAACTTGTCTGTTAACGTGTATAACATTGACGTCTATACGGACGAAATTAGTGTTGATGCTGAGACTGGTGAGGAAGAACGTATTCCAACTATTAGAGAGGGGGTTCTAGCTTTAACTACGTATAACGGCTGGGAATCCCCTTTATTCACAGAAAATCTTGACGGGACTATACAATACCGGTATAGTTACACAGAAGACTATGTCTATACCTACCAAGTAGAGGTATGTACCACTTCGGGAACACCTCCAGTAACTACCTGCACAACAGAGACTAGATATGCTGTAGGTCAACGTACAGCCACACATTATGTGAATAAGCCAAGGATGGAGAGGCAGATAATAGTAGCCGTTACGACTGATAGTTACCATGAGACTTTCTCTGGAGAGACAGGATTCGAAGCAGAAATAGGGAATATAGTAGTGTCAACAGCCTATGACACGGATATTGTAAGAGACACTACAGGATATAAGTATTTAATTATGCACTTTAAAAAAGATGGGGAGTTTGTCGAGACTAAAGAAATGACAGCATTGTACAATAATTTCGGCATAAAAAAAGGTGATTTATATGATGTTGATGGGGAAGGGAATGAGGGTTTAGGTAATCCTGATTTAAAACATGTTGCATTTACTTATGCTGGAAAACGCACTATTGACAGCAAATATGGAGAAATGGCTATTGACCATGATTTGTCTTATAGGTTTTTAGGCATTGGTAAGGGTGACTTGACTATCAATTCCCCAGAGCTGTCTTTCAAGTACATGAACAGATTGAAATTTGCTTCTGGGGAGGATGAGCTTGCTTTAATTTCTTCCGTAGAGGTAAATGGCAACAGCTTTGATGCTCCTCTTGATGGTAATATATACTTAATCCCTATTAATAAACTAAGCACTCTTCCTTTGAAATTACGGTACGAGTTTGTGGTGGCTCATTTTAGACTAGCGTTCTTATCAATAGTTACTGTTAAATTAAAATGGTATCAAACTGGGCTGTTTAAATTTGTAGCTATTATCGCTATTGCTGTTATAAGTTATTTTACTGGGCTCGCAGCTGCTAAGCTTTCTGGCACCATATTGGGTGCATCTACTGCTACTGTTGGGGTGGCTTTAGCTTATGCTGGCGGAGCTTTAGGTGTTCTTAGTGTGATGGGGGTGAACACTGGTTTAGTTGGGCAAGTAATAGGTATGATAAGTATAATGTTTAGTGGTTATATCGGGCTTCTTAAGAAAGGGTTAGAGGGTACACTTATCCTAGCTAAAGCTTTAGTGGACACTGTTAGCATGGCTAACTCTTTAATAATAGCTAAAAACACTAAAGGGTTATCTAAAGAACTGGCAAGTGCTACCAGTGACAGGGAAGAGGCTGAAAAAGAGCTAGATGAAGAGCTGAAGAATTTACAAAATCCTTTAATGCTACCTTTTACGGACCCTCTTAACGAAATTGACAACTACTACGCTATAGCTACTGGGGAGTTACAGTACGACTATGATGTACTGTATAATTATGATATAATTTTCTCAAAGAATCAGATAATATAAAGGATAAGCTATGAGTACAATACCGACTTTAAGTCAAATAGCCTTTGGGCCACAAGTTGACCCAGCAACTCAAGTTACGAATGCACTACAAACCCCCACTGCCAACACCAGTGTCGTACCTGGAATTAATGCTGTAGGTGGTACTACTCCTACTACCCCTACTGGGATAAGTTCTATGCTAGAAAGACTGGGGTTAATTGGAGAAGGTGGGGAGTTCCTTGGTATAGGGGATAAAGCCTGGGGTAATATGGGTGCTGCTGCTGGTATAGGTAAAAG